AATGCCCGCCACGCCACCTTTTGCGCTTTTCGCATACTGGTGGATGTACCGCGGCAGCGCCTTGTCATAGTTTGCGCGTACATCTGCCAGCCAGCCCGGCCACGTTGCGCACAGCCCTGCGTAGTCAATGTTCGTGGTTGTGAACGATGTGAAAGTATACACCCCCGGCGTAAAGCCAAGCTCCGCCGCTCTCTCGCAGAACGCCTTTGCGCAGGCCGTGCGCTGTGCCTTGCTCAAGCTGTCCGCGCGGCCATCGTGTGTGCCGGTCTTTGTCGTGTGCCCCCATTCGCTGTCGAAAAACAGGGGATAGCCGCTCGGCGCCAGCTTCGCGCAGAACTCCGCTTCCGCCCGCGCTTCCGCTTCCGTCACGGCCTGACTGAAAAAGTAGAACCCCAGCAGCTTGCCGTTGCCCTTGGCCCCGGCAAGGTTGGCGTCGAATTTTTCATCCTTGCACAGTGCGCCGCTGCCGTAGCCGCGGTAGCCGATTCGCACCATAGCCATGTACGGCACCTTGGCCCAGTCGATGTCGCCCTGATGCTTCGACACGTCGATGATGGTTGCCCCCACGCCTGCGCCGGTCACATTCCCGGCAGGCTCCGTGCTCTGGGCTGCACTGCCGTATACGCCTACGGTGTTCGGCACACCTGCATATTTCGTCGGGTCAACGCCTGTGCCTGTCGCCGTGGCGCGTGTTTCAAGGTGGCAGTGCTTGTACGGCGGGTTTGCGTCTGCCGCATTCCCGCTGTTTCCCATCACGGCCAGCGCGTCTCCGCTGCTTACTTTCTGCCCCTGCTTCACAAGCAGGGATGCACAATGACAGAAGTACAGGTAGTTCACCGTGTCAGGCGTCTGGTTCTTGTCCAGCTTCACGCAGACATACCAGCCCCACTCCCACGTCCTGTTGCTCTTGTTCAGCACAATGCGTGCATTCACAACAGTACCCGCGATCTTTTTACCCATGTAAAACGGCATATAGATGGTCGCGTCGTCCAGTCCCACAATGTCAATGCCGCCATGCCATGTTTTCCCGCCGCCGCGGGTCCAGCCAAAACGGCCATAATTATACCGCACCTCAACGCGGCCCTTAAAAATGCCCGTCTGTTCCATTCCGTTCAACCCCTTTCGTCAAACGTCAAAAATATCCCCGCACAGCTCCCGGCTCATGCCGTCCGCCTGCGCGGTCTGTTCCTCCGTAGGATCATAGCCGCCCAGCTGGTGGATCACATCATGCTGCACGCGGATGATCTCGTTTTGCAGTTCCACCACCGCGCACAGCTTTTCGATCACTGTCGCCTCGGCCATAAGGCAGTTGTCCATATTCTTCACCTACGATGTTTCGTGTTATCTCGTTAAGCCGCCAGCGCAGCGCACCGCTGTTCGTGTGGTCCATCATGCCGCGTATGCTTGCCACCCGCCGTTGATACTCCTGCCGGTTAATAACGCCGTCGCGCACATCCTCGCTGATCTTGCGTACCTCGCGCTTCATCCGCCGTGCCGTGCTTTTGCGCAGTACCGCGTGCGTTGCCCAAACCCGCTGCCCCACAAACTCAATGCCCATGCTCACTGGCCGTATGCAGGTCTTGGCGTTCAGGTCAAGGTGCAGCATCTCGCTCAAAAATGCCGCAATCGCCGCATGGCACTGCTTCAGCTGTTCCTTGTCCGGCCCCAGCACCAGTATGTCGTCCATGTAGCGTATGTAGCAGTGCAGCTTCAAGACGTGCTTGCAATACTGGTCAAGCTCGTTCAACACAATGTTTGCGAACATCTGCGACAGCAGGTTGCCTATCGGCATCCCCACGTTGTACAGCCAGCTTTCAAACGCCACGTCCTCCGGCTTCTTGCCCGGTGGCAGTCCAAACGGCTCGTTCGGATTATTGATCACCCGTTCCAGCAGGGTCATAACATCCGGGTCCGTGATCCGCCTGCCCAGTATTTCCAGCAGCACCGCATGATCCACGCGGTAGAAGTATTTGCTTATGTCCAGCTTCAGGTAGTACCAATCCGGGTATATGCTTCGGTCTATCTGCCGCAGCCAGTATTGCAGCCGCCCAACAGCCTTGTGGCTCCCTTTGCCTACGCGGCAAGCGTAGCTGTCTGTAATAAACGTGCGGTCAAAATACGGGTTCAGCAGTTGGTACACGCTCCACTGCACAATGCGGTCACGGTAGGGCAGCGCCATCACAAGTCGTTTCTTCGGCACTTGCACCCACAAATGCCGGTAGCCGCCCGTGCGGTAGGTGCCGGCCCTCACATCCCGCTGTATGTCCAGCAGGTTGCCGTCAAGATTCTGGTGGAAATACCGCACTTCCTCGCAGTATCTCTTTCCCTTGCGTGCGTTGCGGTTTGCCCGTTCCAGCCACGCAAAGTCCGTCATAACAGCAAAGGCACCCGGCCCAATGACCGTGTGCCCATCTTCTGCCCGTGCCAGCGCTACCGGCTCTCCGAGCTTTTTACTCATAAATTTTTACTT